GAAGCGGAACGTGAATTCCACCTCCGGTTCCTTGGACTCTCCGGGGACGGGAATCTTCACCTTCGACTTGAAGGTGGGTTCGGGTTGCAGCTTGAACTTCGCCACTGTGAATCTCCTGATGTTTAGATGGTGCAGCCAGCGTGCAGGCGGCGCTTTGCTGTCACATAAGCAGCGGATGCTTCTTCAATCGTGTCAAACAAGCCGACGCGGTGCTCGCCTATTTTGCGCCCTTTCGATAGTCGCTGTCTATCAAGATCATGACTGGTAGCGCACAGGCTCGTTCAGGAACCGCACCGTCGCGGCAACGCGCATCAGCGTGTTCACTTCCAGGGTCGGGGTCTTGTTGATCGACACGTAGCCGACGTAATACAGCTTGGACGTGTTCGGCAGCACCACACGAATGCAGCGCGCCACGCGGTCATCGTTCGCCGCGGACAGCGCGATGTAGCCCGCCAGCGTCGGGTCGTCGCCGACCTCGAAGTTGATGCCGCCGCCCGATTTGATGGTCGGGATTTCGACCTCGTTGTCGGCTTCCAGGAACTGGTACGTCAGGAACCGCTGCTCACCACCCGTCGAAGAACTCGACAGCACTTGGCTGCACTGCGTGAACGTGGTCACTTCCTGCACCGTACCCAGGCCGCTGCCGGGCGGGTAAATAGTGGTGTTGGACGTGTCCAGCCCTTCCAGCTCGAAGGTGTCTGTCGTTTCGTTGTCAACACGAAACGCCTTGCCGTTGATCCGCGACCAGCCGGAAACGACGATGACGATGTCGCCGCTGGTATAGCCGTGCGTCGCTGACGTGACGACGCAAGTGCTGGCGTTTGTGAGAATGGTCGTGGCCTTGGCGGTGCCAACGACCGAACCGATCGAGATGATTGAGCCGTTAGGCAGGGAGACAGCCATGATGATTCCTCTTTAGGCCAGGGAACAAAAAAAGCCGCCCGTGTTGCCAGGGGCGGCCATGAAAAGCCGCCTTGCGGCGGCTCAGGAGACTCAGTGCTTCAGCGGGTCAATACCAGACGCTGAAGTCTTGGTGCGTGCCGTACAACGGCGGGGATGTGTCGTCTTCGTAGGCGGCGATGAACGCCCCCAGCACGTAGGCTTTCAGCGCACTCGGGACAAGCGCCGCCTCTACGGACCGCGCAAGGTTGTTCGCCGATTGGCGCGTCGTCGTCCAGCAACTGATCTGGATGCGCGCGTTCTTCTTGCCGACGACAGTCGCTTCTAGGAAGTTCTCTGCCACGCCGCCGACCTGCTGGTACACGATGAAAGGCTTTGCGGTGCCGTAGGGCGCGAACTCAGGGAACACGCGGCCAGACACCAGCGATGTCAGCGCGGCAACGATGTCTGATTCGAGACTCATAGGGCCTTCGATGTCTCTGCGATCCAGCGCGCCTCAGCCGCTTGCAAGGCAATGAATCGCTTCGCGTCCCAGGCGGGGCGCAGGAACGGCCGCGCGGCGACGTGTTTCGGTTCGATCTTCACCTTCGACGTGTACCACTTGCCGTCTGAGCCGATGTACGCCTTGCGCGTCATCAGATGTCCATACTCGACAAGGTGCCCGTGCGGCGCCTTGCGGGCGTTCCAACTGATGTGATACGTCGCCTTGGCATGCGTGCTGTTGTCTGTGCTGTAGACCTGATAGATCGATGCGTCAAGGTTGCCGGTCTTCTTCTTGATCCGGCCGACGTTCAGCTTGACCTCGTCGTACAGCACCTGTGCGCCGGCCTGAGCCGCAGGCCGCACCGCAGCCAAGGCCGAGCCGCCGATGTTGTCGAGTTGCTGATTCAGCAGCGACGGGTCGAACTTGATCGACAGCGACTTACCCACGGTCAACCTCACACCTGATGCACAGCCAGTCTGCCAACCGCTTAAGGCCAAGCCATTGCACCGCGCACCAAAGATACGGCCATCTGACTTTCACTATGACGTTAATGCTGCTGCTAGCCATGCACAACCTCGCAAACAAGGTCGATCTTGTCGCGGTCAATCTCATCAGGCAGCACCGCGCGAATCTGGTAGTTGGTTGCGCCGTGGACGACGCGCATCGACGCATCAACCGCAACACCGCGACGAATCCGGATCGACGCCTTCACGGTTGACGACTCGGCATCGGCCTTGATGCTTTCCACCCCGCTCAGATGACGGATGTTTGCCCATACCGTCGCCAGCGTGGCCCACGTAGGGATCGGTTGCCCAGCCGCGTCCTGGGTTGCGGTCGGCGTCTGAATGACGACAACACGATTCAATCCTCGGCTGTCCATGTCAGAAGGTGCTTATCCGGTAGCTGGTCAGCAGCGAGTCGCGCGCCTTCTCGATGGCCGTTCGTTCGGCTGGCGTCAGCTTGTCGAATTCGAGTTGCACGCCAAGAAGGACAGCCTGCTTGATGCTGGCCGGGACGTTCGCCACATAGTCAAGTTCTTCTTCTACAGGCGGGTCTTCTTCAGGATCGGCCTCGACAACCACAACAGGGGCATAGCCAGCCATGTAATCGATCTGGATTGCATCGTCCCGAAGGTAAACGCTCGGGTGCGTGAAGTCGTCTGTGAAGCACAGCTTGGAAACCAGGCCCGAACTCACGTAGTACAGCGTCGGACCTTCTTCAACATCCTGATTGACGGTCTGCAGGACATTGTCATCATCGTAGTAACGCACCGCGACCATTTCGACGAATGGCGGGCGCAGCAATTCGACAGACCCCCACGTATCAGCGCCGCCGTTCATGTACCACTGCAGTCCGCGCCGCTGGCCTGAACGCATAGGTCCAATGGTCATGCGCAGGGTCTGCTGTACGAACGCTCGGCGCGTGATCTGTTCGCACTGCTCGCGGGACGTGGTTATGCAGCGCGACACTTCCGCAAACTGGGCCTGCGCTGACACATCGGCATCAGGGTCGGCGGTCAGCTTCAGATGAAAGAACGCTTCTGCGGCCGTGACTGGCTCGACAGTTGGAGCCGTGATGACATCGATGTTCATGCAATGGCCTTTTCTAGCGTCATCATCGGAAAGCACTCAAGCGCAGATCCCGGCGTGCAGTTCAGCACTTCGACTCGCCCCTCAAGAGCCACGGCAAGGGTCTTGAACCTGCGGCGCCATTCGGCGTACTGCGATTCAGCGGCTTCCCGGTCAACGTCGTGCCAGTGTCCCGGCAGCATGTCGAATCCGCACAGCAGGATTCGCCTTGCCCCTGCCTGGGCGGCGATGTGAACGGCGGTGTAGCCGGTGTTCCCGCCGCTTCGTACACACGCCGGGTCTTCATCGAATCCAACTTTCCCGGTGTGCCGGAGCGAAAAGACCTCGGGGCGCAACAGCGAATCGTCGGCGCAGACTTTCAGCCCGCGGAAGTTCAAAGCTTCCGGGTTCGCCCGCCACCACTCGGCGTCGTTCGCGCACAGCAGGTCGGCCCACGGCGCCAGTCGGTAGGTGCTATTTGCGACCGCGACCGGCAGGCTTGGCCGCCGCAGGCTCTGCGACAACTTCAGCGACATCGACGGCCCGCTCGCCAGCACCGCCACTGTCTGCCCCTGCCACATCGGCGGGACTCTCCATGGGCTTGTCATGGACCACCTCTGCTGCGCCGCGCGTCAGCCAGCGCTCGGCCTTGTCCCTGCGGATCGACACCAACCGTTCACCGGACATGACGGCACTAGAACCGCCTTCGTGGACAGCCACGGAGTCGCCGGCCTTGTGCATGACAGCGCCATGCCCGTAGTCGAACTCTCGGTCCTGGGTAAAGGTGATCGTCTTCATGGGGTTCCTTGTTTCGACAAACGGCCCCCGAAGGGGCCGCCTGCGTTACGCCGTGACGATCTCGTCAACGGTGGTGGCATCGGTGTCCGATGCCGGGCCATACAGCGGGTTGAGCCCGAGCACAACCGCGCTCAGGTCGGCCCCGGCAGTGCCCATCGTGACCGACAGCTTGAAATGGGTCATCGCCCCGCCCGCCAACTTGGCCGGGTCGAAGTTGATGACAACCTGCTTGTTGCTGTCCGTACCCGCCTGGGTCAGTTGAGTGATGGCCGAACCCGTCACGTCCGCAGCACCGTTGCCGCTGCCATCGGTGTAGGTGACGAGTTTGGCATCGACGGTGCCAGTCGCAACGATGTCACCCGCTTGGATGATCGCCATGAAACGGCGAAAGTTCTTCAGCGGGATGTATTCGCCCGTGGTCACGGTGGACTGGGCGTAGGCGTCGGGGTCGATGTTGCCGACCACGGCCACCATTTCAGAAGGAGTCTTGTTCATCATGAACCTTTCAGGAATTGGAAGCGGCCCCCGAAGGGGCCATCAGGATCAGCGGGCCGCGAGAGTCACGAACGGCGAACGGCTCAGGCCGTTCTGGCGCGTGATGGCGCTGTTCCACCACGGCTGCCCACCGACACGAAGCACGAACCGGAAGGCCGTGATGTCGTAGTCGAAGAACAGGTGAATGGACACGTCCTGACGCACGCCACCGCTCTTGACCACGCTCATGTACTGAGACAGGTCAACGAAGCTGATGTCGCCCACGTCGCCCAGAGCCGAAGCGGCCTCGACCGGGACCACCGGACGGCCCAGCAGCGTGCCGTAAGGCGCCACCGACAGACCACCAGGCGGCAGGTAGGCCGGAACAGCCGTTCCGGTGCCGGGGAACTGCATCGTCATCAGTTGAGCTTCCACGTCGCCATTGACGATCCACACCGCGCGACGCTTTCCCTCGTCGGTCATGCGGGTATACATCGAAACGATGTTGTTGAAGTTCACCGTGTCGGCCGTCTGCGACGATGTGGCAGCCACCGTGATGAGCGCACCCGAATTCAGGTAGCCCAGCGGTTGCCCCACACCCGTCCCGCGAAGAATCGCGGTGTTCACGCGCGAGTCGATCTTTTCCGGCGCCTTGGAGTTGACGTAGGCCGCCATCGAAGGCGCGTCCTGCAGCAACTCGTCGGTCATCGGAACCAAAGCGATGATCTTGTTCGCCTTGACGGTCTTCTCGGTAAGCGTCGGCTTCGACTGAGTTTTCTGGCCCGCTTCCGACTCCCAGTAGGCTTGAATGCCGCCAGTCGTCTGCCACGGGGTCGTTTCGTCAGTCGGCACAGTGATGCTATTCGAGCTGGTCGTCATCTGGTCGGTGCGAGACAGCAGGCTGTCTTCACCCATGACGCGCTTGACGATTTCCGTGCGGAAGTCCGGCGGAACAGCGAAGCCACCGTCAGCGCCAACGCCTTCTTGCCCGTAGGTGGAAGGCGCATTGGCAATCAGGCGCGGGTCGGCCACAGCGCCCTTACCGCTGGACTTGACCACAGCCGCGAAGTAGTCGGCCTGGGAGCGGAAGCCCCACTTTCCGGTGTCGCGGTGATCCTTGGCCTGGGCCGGCAGCGAAGCGCGGCGGGCGTCAGCCTGAGCGCGGGTCGCGTTCTTGCTGGGCTCGCTTGCGTTGTCCGGCTCAGTGCGGCGACCTGACGGCGCGCTCATCTTGGCGTTCATCGCCTCCACTTGTTCGTGGCGCTCAATGTCGGCGGACAGTTCTTCGAAGGCCGCGAAGATCTGGTCGAGATCCTTGCGTTCGTCGTCGGTCAGGTCACGCTTTTCAGCAGTGGCGCGGGCCTTGACGTTGTTAGCGTTCTGGCCGAGTTCGGTCAGTCGGTTTTGCATCTGCTCCAGTTCGGCCGCATCGGCGCGGACATGGGCAGACAGGGGCAGGCCGAATGCGGCAGCGACAGCGGCAGCAGTAACGGCCCAATTGGCTTTCTTGGGGGTCATGGGATGGTCCTTTCGAGACTCGGAAACGAAAAAGCCGCCATGAGGCGGCCCGGTGGTTGCGTACGGTGCTGCCCGCTACGCCTTTGCGGCACTTGCGCCGCGATTCAGTTGTGTCAGTCGCATGTCCATTCGAGCGAACCGCGCTTCGGTACTCGCGGCTTCGCGCCGGAGGGAATCCGGCACCTTGGCGAACTTTTCAAGCATGGCGAAGGACGCCTTGACGGCCTTCTCAGTGGTCTTCTTCGTTGCGAACCCGCGTGACACCGACTCGTCGGCCGTCATCCACGTTTCGTCGGTCATCCACTGGCTGATCTGCTTCGCATCGCCACCCGTCCGGGCGACGTAGGTGTCAAGCAGGGTGCCCCTGATCTTGTCCAAGGCGTCAGCTTGCTTGCGCATTTCCGATGCGGTGCCGATGGTCATGCCCCAAGGATCGTGAATCATGAACATGCCGTTGTCGGCGATGCGAATCTCTGTGCCGGCCATAGCAATGATCGAAGCAATCGACGCAGCGATGCCGTCAACGTGCATGGTCTTCTCGGTGGCTGGGTGGCGCTTGATCTGGTTGTAGATGGCGATGCCGTCGAACACCGATCCGCCGGGACTGTTGATGTAGATGTCCAGAGCGTTGACCGACCCCAGCTCCTTGATCGAGTCGCTGAACGACTTGGCCGTGATGCCGCCGAACCACCCTTCCCCGATGGCTTCGTAGAGGTAGATTTCGCCCCGCTTGCCGTTGGCCTTCGCAAAGAACTTCATTCGTATCCTTCGGGGGTGGTTGTGGTGTGTTCGACCTCGACAATCCGTCCGTCGCGGTCGCGCTCGACCACGCTGCGGGTATGCCGATCCGGCAGTTGAACGGACACCTCGACCGGAGGCGCTTGCACCTCGTTGACGATTCGGACTTCGGCCGGCGCGGCATGGGCTGACACGTTGACCACCGGGGCCGCACCCTGCGGCACGTTGACCACCGGAGCCGCGACGTTGATTTCGTTGCGCACCGGGGCAGGCTCCACGGTGATGCTTCGTTCGGGCACGGTGACATGCGTATCGCCGGCCTGGACGTTGACCACCGGGGCCGCCATCTCGACGCGCGGCGCTTCGACGTTCACATTCACCGCCCGTTCCGGCACCGTGACGTTGATCGGCTGTTCAAGGTTCATCACCGGCTGCTCGACGGTGACATTCACGTCGCGCTCAGGCACAGTGACGTTCACCACGCGCTCCGGCACGTTGACCGTGGGACCGGCTACATGCACGTCGGGCGCCCGCACGTCGTTGGTGATGTGAACCTGGGTGGACTTCGCCGCCATCGCTTCCGACAAGCGGTCGAACTTCGACCCGAGCGCTCCAAGATCAGAAGCGATTGACTTGTTCGCTTCGGCGACGATGTCAGACACGGTCGTCTCGGCACTCATGGCAGCAATCGCAGCAACCTGCGGATCGCAACCGTTGACGACTTGCAGCGCCCACTTGTTCGCGGTCGTGAACCTGTCGCCCAGCACGTCGGCCATGTCCGACATCAGTTCCAACGCAAACCCGCTCGCGGAACTTCTGGCCTCGGCCAGCCAATCCGGCCTTCCGGCCTTCTGCAAGTGCTCTGCCCGGTTGTCTACCCGCCTTTGAATGCGCGCATAGATCGACGCCAGCCAAGCTGATTCCACCGGCCGCGACGATGCCTGCGGCTCCGCAGGTTCCGGCTCTGGCTCGGGCTTTGTCTCGGCCGCTGGTTGGTTCTGCGCGGTGTAGTTCTCGCCCACGCGGTCAAGCGGAATCGCTGCACCGTTCACAAACCGGATGTCGCCATCCTTGCCGATGGTGTTTTCGCCGAGCTTCTGAAGGACGACGTTCGGCGAGAAGACTCCGCAGCCGATCAGCGTCGAGAAGGCTTCAGCCCGCGATTTGTAATCGCCCTGCTCCGCCCAATCAGTGTCCAGTTCGACGAACTTCTTCGGCCCGCGGTAGGGGATCAGCTTGTAGTCGGACTCCTGCTCGATCTCCTTGACCCACGGACGCAGGGTGTCGCGGGTGAACTCAAGCCCCTGGTGCTCAATGTTGTTGTTCGTCGCGCGCAACAGGTGAGCGACCTTGTGCGGCGGGACTCGGAACCAACGGCAGATTTCTTCGACGGACAGGTGCTTGACGTTGACGAGCTGCGCCTTCTCGGCGTCGATGCCCATCTGGTTGACGCCCCACTCTCCCGCCCCCTCGAAGAAGCCGGAGCGGAAGGCGTTCTTCACGCCTGTGTGGCGCAGTTCGATCTGTTCCTTGACCCGCTGATAGTGCGCGTCGTCGAGCTTGCCCTTGTACGTGAACACGGTTCCGAGCTGGGCGCCGTTGCCGAAGAACCCGCTCGCGTACTGATCGAGTGCAAGGGCTGTCGAGATGGTGCGGATCGCCCTTGCGACAGGATCGTCACCCGCGAATCCGACCAGACTTGCCCCGCGCACAACAAACAGCTTGCTCGGCTCGATGTCCACCCAGCCGCCCGCGAACTCTTGCGTGATCCGGTAGAACAGTTGGCCCGTCTCGGCGTCTCGACGAGGATCGACCCGGTCAGGGCCAATCGGCCACAAACCGATGATTCGGCCCGACAGGTCGTATTCGATTTCCGCGTAGCCGGTCCCGTGCCCTACAGCGGCCAGCAGCAACGCCCTCTTGCCGGCCTGCGCCGTCATTTCCGGGTTGAACCGGACGTTCAGGATGTACTGCAGGCTGTCGTCTGGAAGATCCTGCTTGTTGCTGGCCCCCCGCGTTCCCGAATAGACATTCCAATCGGTCGATGAAAGCGCGGCGGCGATGACATCCATGCACGCCCACACCGCAGCCACTTGTGTGGCGCTGTCGTGCGTGACAGGCGGGCCGTTGTCACGCGCGAGCAGGCCGAACCCACGGCGCTGCGGATCAGCCCGACGCACCCGCAGGGCCGCCATCGCGCGCACAACAGGCGCAAAGACGTTCATAGCCATCGGATGCTGGGCTCGTGGTTCGAGGCTTCGGGACGCAAAGCCATCAACGAGTTGGCGTCGAAGGTGGACATCAACGGATCGATCTTTGCGCTCCCCGAAGCCTGCTTGGTGATTGATATGGCGTTGCCGTTCTGCACGATGCGGGCGTTACCCGCGCACCAGTTCATCAGGCGTGTTCCGCAGTGCGCCATCTCTCCCCCCGCCAACTTGCGCTCGGTGGTCTTGATGGCGCCGTTCAATTTCCAGCCTTGACTGATCGCCACGATCTGTTCCATCGTGATGTCGCGGCCCGGAGACGTAAGCTCATCGACGATGTCTCCGATGCCGGCCGCGTCAACGCCGATGGCCTGCTTTTCCGGCAGAAGTCCTGCATCCCTGATGCGGCAGATCACATCGGCGACTTGCCGTACATCGTCCCCAGGAACATCGACGATGGTCAGATCGCCGTCCTTCTCGAAGTCTTGAAGTCGTGCGGCGATGTCCTTGCGCCTATCGAGCACGATGCGATGTGCCCATGCGTGATGCCAGGTCAACCATTTGCCCGTGCCGCGTTCACGGCCGCTGACCGTGAGGCCCAGCAAGTCATCGAGCCCGCCACCGTCAATGCCCGCCGTGGCGACTTCGGAACGTGCCATCAACTTGTCGAGCGTGAGCCCGGCTTCAGCCGCGTCGGCCCAAAAGTCAGCCCCTGCCCAACGGTCAGATTGCAGCGACAGGCCAATTTCGACGTTCAGATGCTTGGCAAGAAAACCCCTCATGGATTCCTCGCCGTCGTTCTCGGCCTTCTTGAACTCGCGCTCCAAGAATTCCGGGTCCACCGAGTAGTTCAGGTTCGGATTGACCAGCCCGAAGTTCTCGGGCTTGCGGTGTTCGCCGGCCGCGATCATGTCGGCCGGGAATTCGTAGATGATCGGCACGAAACGGGGGTCGTGGACAACACCGTCCCGCACGTCTCGCGCGTACTTCAGCTTCTGCGCGAACACACCCGCAGGCGGGTCGTCCGACTGCGTCGTCAGGAAGATCGTGAAGCCCTCGGGCCGGCTTGCTAGACCCCCGGTCGCTTCACGCAGCATGTTCTCGGCGTTTGCCACCTTGCCGAACAGCCACAGTTCATCGACCAGCGTGCCGACGCCCTTCTTGCCGCCGACCGTGTTCGAGTCGGCCGCCAGGACTTTCAGGCTCGCGCCGCTTTCGCGGTTCGTGATCGTCTTGACGTGCGTCTGCGCGTGCATCAGCGCCGCCAGTTCCTCGTCGGCCCTCTCGGCGCACATATCCCGCGCCGGGCCGAACGAGTTGTTGGCGACCTCGACCGTAGGGGCCAAGATGCTGAACTCGGCCGACTGTCGCCAGTTCAGAATCAGCGCCGTCATCATGATCCCGGCGGCAATGGTCGATTTGCTGTTCTTCTTCGGCACCAGCACGAACCATTCGGTTATCAGCCGCCTGCCGCTCTCTGCGTCATAGGCGCCGAAGATGCTCGCCACAAGGTCGAAGACCCACGGGGCGCAGGATTCGCCGAAGGTCGGGCTTCCGGGCGCGTCAACGATGCGCAGTTCCCTGAACACGGCCAGCGCTTCGGCCGCCGGCTCGGAGAAGATCGGCGGCGGGATGATCGATTCGCCCGCGCGCAGCTTGGCCGCCCAGTTCGGGCAGGCCGTGGTCCATTCGGGCATCTCTATCGGAGAGACCAGCCGATCTCTCTTGCAATGTGCTCTGGCGGCTGACCGACTTTTAATTCGCCTTCAACTTCAAATACCCGCTCGAATCCAATCCATGCGCCAGGATGAACTGCGGCCTCTTTTTTGGCTTCGTCTTCGCTGTTGAAGACTCCCAAAACCATGTCGTGATTGCCAACGCGTGAAAAGACAATATGCTTCTCGGACACTTGTGTCATTTTCAAACTCCAATAAGCGTCAACGGCGCGCGACCAGTTTCAGCGGCGCCGCCGCAGGCTTGAATCTGCCGCCAGCGGCCAGCTTTGCCTTGTCGGCCTGTTCGTCCTTCTTTCCGCCCTCGCCCTTCTTGGCGTGCATGTACGGAGCCGCAGCCACCGCCATCTGAGCGCGCAGCTTTTCCTCGGCCCCGCCGTCGTTCATCACGTCGAGCATGTACTGCAAGGGTGTCTTGGCGGTCACGGGCAGGACGGCCGCCTGAGCGTCCGAATCGGCAACAGGTGATGCAGTGGTGCCGGCCACGTCAGAAACGCGCGCCTTGGCCTTGGATTCGCCCTTCTTGGGCCGTCCCGCACCAATGCGAGCACCACCGGAGTTGGCTCTAGGACCGCCACGCGGCATCACTTACCCTTTCGAGAATCAGCAGAACGGCTGATTTATTGTCCAAATGGG